AATCTCAAGTCACTGACGATGTAGTAACTGAAAAGAAACCGCGTACAAAACGAACAAAAATAGTGACCAAAACTGAACCCGTGATAGAAGAGACACCTGTAGAGACACCCGTAGAGACACCCGTAGAGACACCCATGATAGAAGAAACATTTGTGATAGAAGAGACACCTGTAGAGACTCCTGAGATACTCGTAGAGGCGTCCTTAGAACCGTCTACTGAAGAACCTGCTGTAGTTAAGAATGATGCTTTCATCAAGATTAAGTTAGACCTTTTAGGTGGTAAGGTCAAATCTGATAGTAGCACTTTAGTGATTAGTAACGAAGTTGCTAATTTAATGATGTACTTTTGTCGCGCTAACTCAGATTTAGCTAAATATAAGATGTATGTTGAGGGGATGTCAATTGGTAACATCATCTTTGATTTTGACAGCAAGTTTTTTGTCTGCACTGCTCCGTTGAATTATTGGGAGATTTTAATCTCTATACAGAATGTTGTAAGGAATGTCAACAGCACTTTGACTTTTATGATGGGACGTGAAACTAGTTGGTGGAAGCTTCATAAAACCTTGACAATTTATCCCAAAAAAGCTGAGGAATAAGCTATAATGTAGATAATCAGTCGTTCTAATGTGTCCGATAAGGGAGTAGGTTTAATTACTTACTCTTTTTTTTTGTTTTTAACCTAGGTAAAAAACTTTCAGAAAGTCCTTGACACTTTCAAAAATACCGCCTACTATTAGAAATATAAGCACCACAGGAAAAACACATGACACGTCAAGAAATCCAAGCACAAATTAAGTCTCTAAAATTAGCTGGCAAAATTGAAAAAGAATTTGATGCTCGTCAAGCTACCGATATTCTTCTGGCTAAAATTGAACAAGTAGAAGCTTCCGAAAAAGTTTTGACAGAATCCTTGACAACTGAAACGGAAGCGCCTACCATTAAGAAAGAAAGCAAAAAACAGGAAACCGAAGAAATGGTAACATTCACTTACAACGATTCTAACTACTCAACGATTAGCGAAACAGAATGGCTCTCTATAGCTCAAGCTGTATCAGAATATGTATCAGGAGGTAACTACAGCTTAGTAGAATATGAACCTGAACTAAGACCCTATGACGCGGCTTTGATAGCTGTTGAGGAAGCTAATTATTATGTGGATAACCGATTCTACAAATATTCCTGGAAGAATTGGTTGGAAGTCTTGACAACTTCAAAGAAAGCGCTTACAATGAAGAAAAGCAACCAAAAACAGGAAATCAAGCAAATGACCACTAAAAAATCTTCAACCAAATCCTTGACAACTGAAACTAAAGCGCCTACAATGAAGAAACAAGCCCAAAAACAGGAAAAAACAATGACTAACGAAGCAGCTGCACAACACCAAAGAATCGCAATCGCTCAAGTGCTCTCTAAGTCTGACAAGTTCAGCACAGGTGAAGAACTAGCTCAAGCAGTTCTACTAACCTACGACGCGATGATAATTGATGCTGACAAGCGTACACCAGTTCAGAAAGTAATCGTCAGCTCCTTTATTCAAGAAGTCGCTAGACAAAAGAAAGCCGCGTAATTTAACCTAAGTAAAAAAAGAGGCTCTTTAGCCTCTTGACAATCTCAAAAATATCGCTTACACTGGAAGTAATCACACACAACCGGAATCGAACATAATGGACACTAGTGAACTCAAGCAAGCAATGAAAAACAGAATCAGCAAAGTTACTGGACAGAGTAAAGAAGTTGTTGAGGAGATATATGAAGCGATGATGACTAAAGTAGACCCTAGTGCAAAGCAACAAAGTATTTTTCACAAGTTTATAGGTATAAATACTCCTGATGGCGAAGATGTTGTAAATCCGTCAATTGAGTAATTAACCTAGGTAAAATCAAGGGTTTTAGGCAATCTAAAAAATTTTCCTAAAACCCTTGACACTTTAGAAAATATCGCCTACTATGTAGATATCGAAAGAAAACAAAGGACACAAACACCATGAGCGCTACCCAAAAAGCTTCCTTCAAGACCCTCTCAAATGCTACTCTCTCCAAACTCTATAACGCTACCGAATTCAGAGCAATTGCTAAATTTTTAGGAATCACACTAAAAGGTGACGCTCGTAAAAAAGGTGTAAAGTATGCATGGACTCGCCAGATTAAGAGCGCAATGGAAACTCTAGGAATGATTTAAAAAAAAATTTCCAGAAATCCTTGACAAGCTGAACTAAACCGCCTAAGATTAGAGATATCAACCTAAAGGAACTAAATCATGAACTTCCAAACAGCTCAAACCATTTTAACCCTGACCTTTAATACAATCGCACTTCTAGGTTTACTCGGAATTTTCGCCCACGCCTTCTACAAGAATTACCTTGAGTCTCAGAGCGTCTACAGCGGATACAATGCTGATGAGTGGACACAAGAGCAGATTGAGTGGTCAAACTCTGTCATAGCCGCACATAAAGCCAAATTAGAATCTAAAAAACCTGATACCCTGATAGTGGTAGAAGAGGCAATCACTAAAGAGCCTGCAAAAGTTGAAAAAGTGACAGTTGAGAAAGTGTCACAACCCAAAGTTAAGAAAACTCGCACACCTGCTAAAAGAAAGGAGGTAGCTCCCAAGCAAAGCAACAAAGCAACTAAGAAAAAAGTTGCCTAACAACTAAACAGATAAAGTAACAAAGCCTCCCTAACCGGGGGCTTTTTCTTATGTGTATATGTACCTAGTCTCTTTATGATTCTGTACAATGACAAATTTAACTTAGGTAAAATCCTACAAGGAGCTAGGGTAAGACTTCTTACAGGTCATTCTAGACGCCTTGTAGACGATTCCGGTGGTAGAGGTTACTCAGAAGTCACACCCGGAATCGAGTCTTTTAACTCAGGTAAAATTTGTCAAAAAATTTTTTCTAAAATAGTTGACATTCTAGAAAATACCGCCTACTATTAGAAATATAGAGAGCAACCGGAAAACAAGCGAAGGAATCCCGGAACCCAGAGAAAAATCTGGAATACGGACAAACTAACCGATAGACAACGATAGGCACTCTAACCCGGTAACACCCTGGATAACCTCACTAAGAGTAAAAGGGTTAATGACCAAATCAACTAAGGAACAAAAGCACATGTGGGTTATAGCACGAGCACAAAGTAGGAATAATTACTTTAGTCACTTAGACGGTAAGAAAGTAGTTACCGTAACTAAGAAGAGTGAAGCTAGGACTTTCGATACAAGATTGGCGGCTAGGAATATGTGTTTAACACTAAGTCTCTTAGGTTACCCGTCTGATATGAGAAAGGCTTAAGTAACCTAGGTAACAAATAGTAAAAAGCTCTCCCTACGCGGAGGGCTTTTTACTTAGGTTAAATAAGGTTTTCAGCGATTTTGAAAAAAAAATCTAAAATAGTTGACATTTCAAAAAATATCGTCTACTATTAGAGATATAGAAGCAACATCAACTAAAGGAAGAAAGAACATGTTAGGATTAATCAAGCAAGTCTTTAAAAGTATTGTTGATAGTGAAGAACCTGATACAGCGCCATTCTACGTAACAGATTCTTGTGAATACTGTGGTAAGATTCAGGGAGGATATATTAACGGAGATTTGGACAGTTACGTTAATATTAGAAATGGCGATAAGTGTAATGGCTGTGGTATTCCCGAAAAGCTTATCGATGACTAAATCACCTAGGTAACAAATAACAAAAGCCTTCTCAAGATAAGAGGAGGCTTTTTACTTAGGTTAAATAAGGGTTTCAGCTATTTTGAAAAATATTTTGAGAAAACCCTTGACAATTAAAACCAGAATCGTCTACTATTTAGATATGGAACGAACGGAACACAAGCAACGGAACCCGGAACCCCGGAACCCCTAACAGGAAAACGGAAAAACGGACAAACGGCTGATAGACAACGCTCTCGCTCCTACTCGAAGATTCTCCTGATAACCTCGCCACACAGTAACGGAGAAAATTCAGAAAAAAAAATTCAGAAATTACTTGACACCCTGAAAGATACCGCCTAAGATATTAAGTATAGAGAAACGAACGGACAGCCACTAACCGGAACCTAGCCACGAAACCTCTAAGAGGTGGAAGATAGACAGACGGAATAAAAAGGAAAACGCTCTCGAATCTCTAACCCTGGTAAAGCTCAGATGACTCCTTAAGGATAAAGAGCAGATGACCCAAAGTAACTTAAATGATAAATAATAAAAGTCTTCTCAAGATAAGAGGAGGCTTTTTTTTTACTTAGGTTAAATCTTATATATGTATTTATACCTAGTGTCTGTATGATTTTGTACAATGACAAATCAGTTAGCCTTACAATCTGACCTGAGAGTCTATTAAATGTTTTACAATCGATTCCGGGTGTCGCTCAGATGGCTTTAGACGTATCACACAGGAATCGAGTACAATAAGAAAAAGGACAACCCTCTCATAGATTGCCCTCGTATTCAAGCAAGAATGTCCTGACCTGAGAAATTTTGAATTTAAATTTTGAATTTATTAAAAGCATTATACCACGAATTTTTTGATATGCAAGATTATTATGTAAAGTTTAGTAAAGTTGAGGTGGGCGCGACATTCTCTTATCAGGATGTGATTTGGCAGAAAATTAATAGATATATTGCTGTAACACTTTCCTCAGATAAAGTCAATACAAAATATCACATCTATGATGTTAAAATTCCAGTAGAAATACTGTATCATTGAGCTATTGATGTTCTCTAAAGCTTACTGACATCACCCCCGTATGGTAATTATGGGGGTTTTATTTTAGCTATCACGTTTCAGTTGGGTTGTAAGACACGTAACCGATAGAGGATAGTAAATCCATCTTGTGATGCTCTTTACTCGCTTTGAGGTCTTTTATGAGGGTTTCTAGAGTCTTTTGGTAAAGGACTACCTCGCCTGATATTGCTTTTCTCAAGACACCCTTATTGGTTGATACTAATTTGCTCGTAGCCAGAATGAAATATTTTTCACAAGGTATTACTAACCTTATCTCTTCATCACTTAAGCTGTTAATTTCCCAAACATCTGTTAATTTATCATCAGCAAAAAATACCATAGTAGCACAAAACTAGAAAATGTTACATATTTATTATATCACAAAATCTTATGTATAAATTGTATAAAACTGATAGAATAATAACAGCAATGTATCGTAAAAATACTGGTAAAATTGAGTCTAGGTTATCCATAATTGACCATGAGTTATTTAACCTAGGTAAATTCTTTGTTACTCAAAGAATAAAGATTATAGGTGCTAGTAGAAAAAATACTAGTGTTGTGTACGCTGTTAGTTTTGAAGCCGTCACAATGCGAGAAACTGATTGGTATAGACTAAATAAAACAAAACCCTTAATTCATAAAGTAATTAAGGGCTATCAGGATGTAGGTATTAATCTTTTTGAAGAGACTGATAAGGTAATTACCCTTTTTTAGCCTTTTCAATGATACTTTGTAATTCATCAGGATTTTTTGAGAAATATTCGGCTAATTTTGCTGCTACCTGATTCTCTTCTAGATTCGATTCCGGTTGTGGTTTTTCTTCGGTAATTTTACCTAGGTTAATTTCTGGAGTTGCAGCCACTACAGTCGGCTCCTCTATTGTAACATTTTCCACTTCAGGAGTCTTTAAAAGTAAGGGTTCTGATGTCACTGGTGTTGTTGTAACTGTTACCCCACCGGAATCGAGAGAGTAATATCTTGAGTCAGCTTTTAGAGCACCAAAAGTTAGTAACTTGTCCATTGATTTTTCCACGTAGTGTTTTCTATTATCATTTTAAGACATTTTTCTCTTTCTCTAACAGGAAAGTAAAAATTTCTATTCATATATTGGAAAATTTCAATTGAAGAAACCATTTTTAATTTTTTAGTGATGGCTTCTCCAGAAATAGGAAATATTTCGGCTAGTCTTTTGGTAGTAATTGGGTGATGTTCAGCTATATAATCTACTAATTTTTTAGAATTTTCTTCATCTAAGTATTCTTTTATTAAAATTTCCTGTCTGGAGTATATACCATATTTATTGTATCCTCCTATGTTGATTTTTCTAGAGAAAATAAAGCCTTCTTTTACTAGTCGGCTGAGGGTATTTTTAATATTACTTACTTCAAAATCTGTTATTGCTTCCCAGATTTCCTTGCTTTTGAAAACCTTATCAGGATTTTCGTAAAAGAATTTTATAAGGGTGTCTCTACAGGATAATCTATATTTTTTCCTGGGTTCTTTAGTCGGTTTGGGTTGTTTAGAAGCTTTTTCAGTTTTAACTTTAGGAGCTTTTTCAGCTTTAGCTTTTGCTTGTTTTTCTTTTAGGTAGACTTCTTTAGGCTTAATTATTACAGCCTTTTCTACTAAATCATCTATTTTGGAGTCTATAGCAGATTTTGGACAATCATCACACAGCCATTCTCTCTTATAACGATAACACGCTGTAAATTCACGGCAGACTGTACAGAATTCAAACTCACGCATTTTTACAATATTAATATCAATTAGTTTTCATAATATTGTATAGTACATTTGCAATTGCTACGACATTCACATCGAGTTTTTGGGAGTGGTAATGTTTCTACTAACTGTTTTCCTAAAGAGGCATAATAGATACAACTATTACAATGTTCAGCAGGATTTAAAAATCGTTGGGCATATCTTAAACCAGCTGCAACCGCCGTTGCTCTCTCAAGCGCGTACGCTGTTACTTTTGCACTTTCCACATAAAGTCTCAAGCGTTGCTTTAGTCTTGCTTCAGATAGACTAGGGGCGTCTCTGAGAAGATATTTTAAACCATAGTTCTGTCCTGTCACCTCGTCTCTACCAGAGTAATATTGTTGCTTTAAGATATTACCAATTATTCCTAAATCTGAGTTGGTTAATCTATCAATGCCGCCTCTCTCTATTATTGCATTGCTTAAATGTATTTGTTTTAGAGTTTTTGCTAGGTCTTTATATACTCCTATTTTCCCAGATAATATATCACCCGATAATCGTACAAATTCCCTTTCTTTTTTAGATAGAAACTTTTTTTGTAGTGTGATAACGTCGGCTCTAGATGCAAAAGTGTTATTGCTTTTATATTTGTACCGTCTAGAAACACGGTCGTAGTATACATCGGTTGCCAATGAGTCTTTAGTAATTTCACCTAGGTTAAAAACCTCTCTAGTAGACAAATCTTTATTTACTGACACTTATAGCCCCCACCATGACGTCATACAAATCATCATCAGTAATGCTAGCGTAAGAATCCCACACACCATCATCAGGCATCAACACGGAATCGACATTACTACTTTCAGAGGGTTTTTCATTGATTACTTTATCATCAGTTTTAGACGTTTTTGCCATTTGTTTATAGAGATTGTCATCTAAAATTATATTCAAATTGAAGCCTTCTAATTGATAGCCCGACCTAGCTTCTTCTGGAGAAATTACACCAGATTCTATTAGATTTTTAGTGCGCTCGCTTGCAAATTTTTCTAGTTCTGCCTGTTCAATTTGTGATAATTCTAGATTGAAAGGTATTATGACTTTGTAATTTTCTTCTTTATAATGTCTATTGTAAAATGTTTCATATTGTGGTAAAAATTCTCTTAGGGTGTAACTATGACATCTTTTAGTCCATAAGAAACGTGCTATCAATTGATTAGCTATACCACTACCTAAATTTTGTCTAGAATTTTCTTCAAACAATTCACTAGCAGGATAATCGCTTTCAGCTATAAAAATTTCTTTTATAACTCCTATTAAGTCATTAATGCCTGTTGTTGCTTGACTTATATAGCTAAGAATTTCATTTTCTTTGTCATAAGCTATTACTCTATTGACATTTCTATTAACTTTGATAGAGGTTAGTCTAGCTTGGATTTCGCCGCTACCTCTGTCAGTTTTAGTCATATTTCCTAGGTTTTTAATTCCTAGTAATAAGTATGAAATATTTGATAAGATTTTTCTCGCAGTTTCATTACTGGAGACGTAATTTTTGAGAGTAGTCACAACACTTTGAAGAACACTATCGGCGTATCCTTCATCAAATGGTGTTATATAAGGAACATAAGTTTTTCTACCAAAAAACACTTGAATTTTACTATTGTGATAAATTATATCATCAGATTTTTTGAAATAATCACCTTCTTTGAAAATTTCAAGTTCTATAGTATAACTGATTAATTTTTCTTTAGGAATTAGAGGTTCATTTGGTAAACTTTTTTCATAATTTAATACTAAAAAACTACGACCGTAAAGCCTAGCCCAGATTGTGGCTTCATATATTGCTTCTGTTAATAACTTATCACCATTTTCTATTATCTCACCATTCTGGTTTTCTAATTTGTATCCAAAAGTTTTAGCTTCCATAGGATACTTTTCAACTATTTTTCTAGCTAAAAAAGATTGTCTGAAAATTGTATTGAGTTCTATAGGAGTTAAAGCTTGAAATCCATTGATAGAAAAATAAGAATTACTATCATCTTCTGTACCTTGCTGCATAGCAGGATTAGAAAATAATGACATTAATCTGAAAATTCCTATGGTAGAATCTTCATTGAGATTTTCTGTCGATTCCGGTTGTGTGTCTGGGTTAGTCATTTTTAACCTAAGTTAAATTACAAAAACGCTAGGGGTGTTAAAATCGTTAGTAGCAATCTCTGTGTTAATTTGTTCTAATATTTTGTCGGCAGCCCAGCAAGGGTCTATGGTTTCATCGTTACAATCTTTAGCTTTTTGAAGATTTATTAAACCTTCAATTGTAAATTTTGTATTGTAGTCAAAAGTAACATCTTCCGCTTTAACAATTCGCCGATATTCAGTGTAAATTAAGTAGGCAGAGATTAAATATGGGCGGTAGCCATTGGTAACGCTCTTAGAGTCCTCTAGCAGGTCTTCTAAGACCGGGTCGGCAGCATTGGGGTAGAATTGTTTAACTATAGCTTTAGCAGCGTCTATGTCTTTTATAGCTGGCATATTTAACCTAGGTAAAATTAGTCAGTTTTAGCTATTTGTAATTGAGCCGTGGCGGATGCTATAACAGATACCCCTGTACCTGCTCTAAATGCACTGAATCTTAGGCTCCAAGCTGTTGATGGTATCCAAACATTAGGAAATTCTAGCGCCCTCCGGAATTGCCCCGCAAGCAATGGTGAGAAAGTATTACTGAAACCCGTTCCTGTGTTTGTATCTAGTACATAAACAAATGTTTCCGTTAGAACATTATTGTTATTAGAGTTTAATGTATATCGTAATTGAAATTGATAGTAGTTAGCTGTCGTATGGTCAGCTCCGTTGTTTTGAAATAAACAGGAAACTTGTTTTACAAAAACTTTATTAACATTTAGATTTGAAAGAAATAGTGCTTTTTCAATATTTGCGTTGTTAGATAATGTTAAAGTCCCAAAATTAAAATGAAAAGGCTGTGATAACCACAAACCTTGTGCAGAGTTCCATATCCAAGGTTGGGTGTATGGATATTCAACTAATAGAGGATTTTCAAACCATAAATCATTATTAGCTGGTGATGACGGCTCATTATTACTATAAGTAATATTTTGAGCACCAAATTTCTGTAATGATTTTATAGATTCTACGTTATCAATTAACATTTATACCCTACCAAATTGTGCCCAACAATAAAAAGATGCTAGACCTAAAGTAACAGAACCTACTCTTGTGTAGGCAAGTCTTAGGCTCCAAGCATTACCAGGTATAAAAACATTAGGGTACTCTAGAATTCTTCTTGAATTACTAGCGCCTAATGCTGTGGAATTAAAACCCGTATCAGTTGCTAAATCATAGGCAGTAGTTTCAGGTAAAGGGTTAGATGTTCCTGTTGTGTATCTTAGAGAGAAGGAAAAATAGTTAGCGGAACCGTGCGTAGTGGCTCCGGCTCTTACTATTCCGCCTACTTGTCTTACATAAAATTTAGGTGTTGTCGCACCATAGAATGGAACGGGTTTCTCGAAAGTACCCGTTGCTGAAACAGTAGCAGAACCAAAATCGATGAAAAAAGGTTGTGATAACCAAAGGCTATTAGTAGCGTTCCATATCCAAGGCTGTGAATAGGGCGCTAAATTGTTGATAGGAATTTCATACCATAAATCACCTTCCGATGGTGCTAGCGGCTCTACAGAACCAAATGAGACATTCTGAGAGCCGAATCTCTGCTTGGGTGATAGCGCTTCTACCGCATCTATGAGCACAATTTTAACCTAGGTAAATTTTTAACCACACCCGGAATCGATTACCCAACAGCTGTAATAATCCAACTGCCAGTTAGAGGGGTTAATCTACTAAAGTCAATAGTTGCTGTATTGGTGTTAGTAAATGTTACTCCTACACCTACCTGTTGATTCAAATTATTAGATACAGAAATAACAGGATATCGCTCTCTGAGGTTGTGAGTGAATGTATAAGACCCGCTAACAATATCAGCATTAGTAATAGTAACCTGACTCTTTCTAGCAAGTGGTTTGAGGTTGTCATCAGTTCCGGCTTCATATAAATCAGTGCCTTCATTCCATTGGAAAGTCGCATTAACTGAACTGCCACGTCTTGTGCTAAGTGCTGTATTTACTGTAGGCGTGCCTGTAGTAAATTCAGAATTTAATAATAATGTAGAATCTCCCAAATTGACCGTAGTAACATTACTTTGGTCGATTCCGTTGAGTACGAAAAGCTTATTGCAATAGAGGTCAGCTAATGCGGATTGGTTACTATTAAAAATTCTTAACGAGGTAGTGTCATTTTTTAGAACTACCCCATTGTTGCCCGAATCAATTTGAAAACTAGTTGCCGTCGTACCATCAGGAATATTGGCTTTAGCAAGAGTTCCGCTAATTTTAGAAGCGCTTATTGTAGTTGGTAAATCTGCGTCAACTAAGGCTCTAAAAAGTGGTTTTCCTGTTGACCCTGAAGGAGAGGCAAAAAGTAAATTTTGAGTTTGATTTTTCCAATCGATTGCAATTGTGCCAGTACCACCAGTATAAGGCGAGCCTGTCACAGCGAATTCAGCGGTAGGAGCCGTGTAAGTAAGATTAACGTTAGAAGATATTGCGCTAGTATTAACCCACTCAAAACGTCCCAGAGTGGTGTTGTAGCGCAAAAATTGAGCGTCAGCTGGTGCTGCTGGTGGAAAGGCTAAAGCATAATTAGCGGCTAGGCTAGGAGCACAATAAAGTTCTAGTGTGTTCCCATTGCTCAGTAGATTGATTGAACCGAATTTGTTAGACATGTAATTTTACCTAGGTTAAATTATCGTTCTATTTTAATTGTCCACGTGCCAGTAACTTCTAGTCTACCTAGGTCAACTGTCACAGAGTTCGGATTGCTTGCGTCTACTGCTACTTCAATTTCTTCGTTAACATTATTGAAAACCGAAACATCCACCACGGAATTGAAGCCGTGGAATTTAGTTAGTTTGTTATCAACTAAATCGTTATTAGTAAAAAAGTAATTTGTAGACACTTTTTCTGCTAAACTAGAACCTACAAAAATTGATTTTGATACTTCCGCTGATTGCTTATAATTATTTATCGAAGCTGATATGCTAGGTTTAGAAATTACTGCTATACTAATTCTTCTGTTTCTAGTTGTTACAATCATAATTTTTATAGTAACTTGGTAACTCTTTTGATTATCTGAATTTTACCCTCTATAGCATAAAATCTTTTAGAAATTTTATAAAATAAGACATCATAGAAATAATTTCCTGCTATCAAAGTGGTCGGATAAGCGTCATAATTTACTAATAATCGGAAACTATCTTTATTAAGTATTTCTACTGTTGGTGATATAATAATTTCTGTGGAGTCTATTGCACTTTTAACTTGACAGATTCCCTGATATTCTAACAAGTCATCAACGCCAGATAATGTGATGCTAATTTCATAATTAGCGCCAATTTCGGCGGCATTCTCACCCGTTAAATCAATTTTTGCTGCTACCATTATGGACGATTCCGGTGTTGGTGATTTTACTTAGGTTAAATTAGTTATAGAGGCTGTTAAATTCGTTTTTGATATAGTCATAGAGATTACTGAGAGCATCGCATAAGTCTTGCACTAAGGGTTTTTTATGTTTAGAAACCCGTCTCAATATTCGTTCTAACTCGTGATTGTGAGGGTCTTCTAGCATTATTACCTTACCATGTTTTACAGCGTTTGCCACCGGAATCGACCTTTTAATCTTGTTTATATATGGCTTGTAACCATGAACATTATAGATACCTTCTTTTATAAGTCTATCTTGCATGATTGCTATGTATTTTTCCCCGCTTCCGGGTTCTTGTTCTAGTATCACATAACAATCTTGACCATCTTCTATAGCTAAATCAACAATCATTTGGTCAGCCGCGAGAGGGGCTAGTTTATCAGCAGTCCAATCAACGATTATCAATTGTTGAGATTCTAGATGATAAGCACATTTGACTGATGCTGTATAGAAAGCGGTGTCATCATCTTGCTTATCATCTTCAGTCGATGCTATGTCATAACTCCTAAACCACATATACTCATAAGGATTATTTGATAAGCTTTCAATATATTGGAATGTATCAAAAAGTTGACCTTCTTGTGAGTAATCACTAGGGACGGCGTCAAGTTCTTCTGATGCTCTGACACCATACATTGAGTAAATACTTTCAATCCATTCAGCTTCTTTTTCAGGACTGGGAGATTCGCCATTTTTGGCAGCAATTCTTTTGTAAAGTCCTTGTTCTACTGCCTGTCGAAATGTGACTTTATAGTGAGAATAAGGTAACTCTTTTGACTTAACACGTTCACAAAGTTTATTAAATTCATTGTCTACCCCCGCGTGTGTGCTTAAAATATGCACTTTACCGCCGTGTATAAGCAATCCTAAGACAGATGCTAGTAATCCTGGTAAATCATCCCTATAGGCGGCTTCATCGACTATAGCGTCGTAATTAGCCCCCGTGTAAGACCGGAATTGAACTGAAGAACCTGCTAAACCAATAATTTTACGACCGTTGAGAAATTTTAATTCAAAAATATTGATTTCTCTTTCATTAATGACATCGGAGTAAGTTGTTAATGAAAATACTTTATTGAATAATTTAGCCCAGTAAGAACAATCATTAAGAAAATTTTTCACTGATTCTTTATTGTATGAGCTAACAACCGTTCCTTTAGAATTAGAAATTGCTTTCAATACTGCTAAAAAAGCAAGGCTGTAACTCATTCCTATCTGTCTAGATTTTTCAATAAGAATTACAGGTGATTTGTCTTTAAGAATTTCTCTTTGATATTTACAAAATAGAGGCTCATCTTGCCAGTAATTAATATCAACATCTGGCAATTCTAATCTTGACACTTGTTGCTTTCGGTCAAGTATTAGATTATTACAAGTTTGTTTTAATGTTTTTATACTCATGATTTTTAACCTGAGTTAAATTACTCAGAAACACCTTCTAAAACAGCGTGTTTGATAAAGGCGATAATCTTTTGTTCTGAAATAACTTGTTCATCTTCTTTAACGTCAAAACAATCAGCTAATTCTGAGCTAATAGATTCGGCACGTTGTAATATTTTTTTAGCAATAGACATCGGCAAAACACCTTCTGATGCTAATGTTGCTATCGCTTTACTAATCGCTGTTTCAGATAGGGCTAGCTTCAAGTAAGCGACAGGTACACCTATATCCTTGCTAGTTCGTTTAACTCTGTATTCGTTGCCTTGTGGGGCGATTTTATGCTCTTGTGAAAGTGTTTCAACTTTCAAACCATTTTTGACAACTTCGTTAACTTTCTTAGTGGCAAGAATGTAAGATTCTTGTTTTAAATGTGTTATTAATTTGTTAGTAGCTTCTCTATAATGAAGTTCAAATACTGGATTCTCTCGCCATGAAAGTAAATGGCAAAGGTCAAGCCCTAACTCGTCTAAGGCTTGATAGATATTTCCCCTAGAGTTTATATATTTCTCTAAGAACCTTTGTTGAGAATCATTCACCATATAATGTTATATTATCACACTTCTATGATATCATAACATTATACAAAGTATATTTTTCCAGTAATTTTACCTGGGTTAAAAATGGTAAAGGTAACTTTCAAAGAACGCACGGGCGCGGATTTATTCAACTTTTTGGAAACAGCTGTTATAGATGTTTCTAGTGCGAAAAACTGGGCACTAGAAAGTTTTATATTAATTGACGGCGTTCCTATCACTATGGAACAAATTGCCAAATTGAAAAACGACGTTTACATTAAACTTAGCGAAAAAGTATTCTCCCTAGATGTCGCAAGTCTAATAACTGAAAACAACACCGGAATCGAATATAAAAACTTTAAGGTTAAACGGCGTCCTATTCATAGAGATTTTATAACAGAAATTCAGGCTCTTAGACAAAATCTCAAAAACAAATCAAATGTTAATTTGATAAAAATTTTCATTAATAAATTTTTTGAAATTGACAACATTGATGTATTGCCTTATGAGTTAGTCGCTTTTATGTTTGGGGAGGTGAACACGTTTCTCCAACAGCTTACCGAGCCTGCAAATGAGTTATATATTGACGAGTTATATGTTAGCGATTCCGGGGGAGATGTCAGCACAGGCATGGCTAATCTGGTTTAGCGAGGCTTTTCAATACGTTAGGAAAATTCAAAAATCACAAAGGTAAAAACATGTCAAATAATCTTGAAAATATGCCTACTGAAGAATTCGTTCTTTCTAATTTAGATAGATGTCGTAGATATGTTACAGACGTTATTTATCATTGTACTGATGATGAAAATAATCTAGATTTAATGAAAGTTGGCTATCACATAGGAATGACACAACAGATAATTTCTGACTCTTGTCTAGGATTATCAGTAATTAAACATTCAAATTATGAAGATATTTTGTCTGATTTAAGATGCGCTATTGGCTATCTAGAATCAGCAATACAATCGACTACCGATATGGAGACAGGTGAAGTCGAAGTAATAAAAATTGGCTATTTCATGGGGTTAACAGATTCTAGATTAGAGACAACAATTAAAAGTTTATCTGACACTTTCATTGATAAATCTTCAGATACAAATGTTAATATTTACGATGATAAATTACAAAAGACCATGAAATCTTATAACAAATCAGATATCCAATTAAGACCACATTGGAAAGAAACTCTCTAATTTTAACCTAGGTAAAAACAATGAGTAAAAAATTAGGAATTGCCATATTAGACTATATGGCAAAAATGGGCTATAAAATTACTAGCAGAAATATTGTCTATATTGAGGGAGTTGACCCTGTAGAAGAGGAGTTTAGGCTTAATAAAGACATTTTAGATATTTGGAATGATACTAGGAACTTAATCACCGATGACGGTGATTTTCTAATAAGCGCTGTTGCAACAACAGAACCCGGTAGGTATTACACCATGAATCCTATGGTGCCACAGGGAGCAGCTAGAATTGCTTTTGGTCAATATTTAAATGCTTGGAAAATAGGATTACATGGTGTCAACTACCCACATGAGGCATTAGTTCAGATTGAGCCTGTACGAATTCATAGAGACTTGAATAAGGATGGATTTAGAACCAATGACGCTGTGTTCTATGACGTAATTGGATTGAATCAACACACCACTAGCAATGCTCCTAGAACTATAGGACATTGGTCAGCAGGATGTTTAGTGGGAAGATATCCATCAACTCATAGAAAATTTATGGAATATTTAAAAGCAATCTCCGATACTAAATTTAAAACTTTTCACACAACAGTTTTAGACGGCGAATATTTACATGAAATTGGTGTCTTAGGTTAATTTTACCTAGGTTAAATTTACTCACCCCACGGAATCGATTAATGGCAAGTCTAAGTGATACGATTAGGGTTTTTCTAGATTTTAGTAGTAATGCCAGTGGGGTATTAGACAGTGTTACATCTAAAGTCGATTCCCTTGGGGGTAGAATTTCTAAAGTTGGTCAAAGTTTCGCGCCATTTTCATTAGCAGCAGCAGCAGCTTTAGGAGCTGGTGTAAAACTTGCTGTAGATTTTGATAAAGCCTTACAGGGCGCGGCTAGAGGTTTAGACCTAAATGAAACAGAAGTTCAGGCTTTTGGCAAGTCTATGGAGAAATTACAAGCTGAATTAAAATATCAGTTTGCATCGACTGAACTTGCTAATATTGCTACTGAGGCTGGTAAATTAGGGGTAGCAAAAGAAGATTTAAATAAATTTACAACCGTTGTTACAAAATTATCGGTTGCTGTTGATAAGACAGACAAAATTGAAGAGTTATCTACTAACGTCGCTAAGATTCAAACAATTTTTAAACTAACCGTTCCCGAATTAGAAAATTTTGGCGCGGCTATGAATAAATTAGATGACGCATCAAGTGCAACTGCTGACCAAATTTTGACGTTTACTCAGATGGCTGGAAAGGTAGGGGCAGCTTTTAAAGTTAATCAAAATATATTAGCTTCATATGGTACAACTTTGATTAGTTCTGGCGCTAAAGCCGGAGAAGCTGCAACCTTTATGAACAAATTTTTAACAGTGTTAGCGGCTCCCACGGCGTCATCTTTACCAGCACAAGAAGCTATAGCTAAACTCGGTTACAATGTCAGTGATTTAGGAAAGAGATTTTCTAAAGATACTGAAGGCACAATGATGGATTTCATCAAACGTCTCAATAAAATTGATGAAGTCTCTAGACGTGAGATAATGGCTAGAATTTTTGGTTTAGAACATATTGATAATGCCTCTTTATTAGTTGCTCAAACTGATAATTTACAAAAATATTTAAAAATGGCGGGGGATTCTACAGGTAATATTGCAAAGCTTAATAGAGAGTTTGATAAACTTGCTGAAAATAGTTTTGAAGGTCAATATAAAACTTTCGTAAATATGACAGGGGAACTCGGTAAACAACTTGGGATGATAATTTTACCTGGGTTAAATAACATTTTAAAAGCCATGCAACCAACCTTACAGAGTATGGTTGAGTTTGCACAATTGCATCCTGAGATTTCTAAATATGCTGCAACTGGTTTATTAATTGTTGCAGCTTTCGCACCCCTAGCAATGACTATAGGAGGCGCTGTGTCAGCAGTAACGGGATTAGTAGGAGCAACCGGAACCGCCATAAGTTTCATCAAAGCTACTGCATCATTAGCAATGTGGGCTTTTCCTGCTATGACAGCTAGTATATTACCTGTAGCAGGGGCGCTATGGGCTGCTATAGCACCATTTACACCTTTTATCGCTGGTGGCGCGGCTATAGGTGCTTTAGCTTATGTAATTATCAATAACTGGAAACCTATTAGCGGGTTTTTCTCTAGATTATTTCATTCAGCAGTGTCTTCTTTATACTATTTTTACAATGGATACAAACAAGTTTTTGGTGCTCTTGGTGGGTATATTGGCGCTGTATTTACTAATCTTAGAAGTAGTATCCAGTATCACATTTCCGGATACAGTGTAGTGTTTTCAACACTTTCTGATTACATAGGTAGTGTATTTACAAATCTCATAGCTAATGCTAAATATTATGGTCAAATGTTAATCTATGGGTTCATCCAAGGTGTTCAAAGTTATGCTCAAAGTTTGATGAATACTGTAGGCGGATTGATGCAAAATGTTAGAAATTTTCTACCTTCATCACCTGCTAAATCAGGGGCACTTAGTGACCTAGATAGAACGGGTTACGCATTTACTGATACATTCTTAAGAGGTATTGAAAACAGTGGTCTTAATAGTTATCTAAACAATGCTTTCACCAATCCTAATACTAACGCCGGAGCAGGTCTATCGATTCCGGGGGCAACGGGTGCTGGTGGTGGTTCTAGTGTCACCATACAGCTTAATTACACCCCTAACATAACAGGCAGTAGACTTGATGCTAACGCCATTCTAGAGGTGTTACGGAACGACCAAAGAAACTTACAGAAACTATTGCAAGATGCTGTGAGCAAACTTGATAGGCGATATTATTAACCTAGGTTAAATTCACCCCACACCGGAATCGACAATAAGATGCCAGCTGATATTGTTAAATATGGAACTTTAATTATTACTTCTGAAGAACTTACAAGAATCAGAATGTCAGGTAATCTCAGTATCAAAGAGGTAGAAACCTTTAATAATTTTAGGATTACAAATCCTGGTAGTATTAGCCCTTTTAAATGGGAATTAGATGTAAAAATTCGTAAAGATTCTACTACAAAATTTTTAGCATGGACAGGTAGAATTCAATCTAGAGTTATGAGTTCCCTTGTAATATTTAATCGAACTTATCCAGAAATTTATTTGACAAATTTGGAGATAACTGCTAATGAATTAAATATTAATGGTGATTTACTTTGGTTTGATATGTCCCTCTCGTTTATTCAAAATGTCAATTTTACTAGCTAATTTTACTTAGGTTAAATTTCATGCTTTATCCTTATGTTGATTTTATATTGTTAAGAAATACTGTTAATATTACTGAAGATATTAGAAATCATTTGCTATCAGTAACAGTTGAAGAAAATTTTGATTCAGATTTTACACCTAGTAAAATTGAATTAAATGTTAGAGCCAAATATCCAGGAAGTTGGGCGTATAATGATAAATTATTTTTATCCATTTACTGGAACCAAATAGCTACAAGTTTCATATCTGAAGATTTTTACGTCGATTACTATGATGACAATCGACAACTTTTAGACCAAGATTATGTAGTCTCCGGAATCGAACAAGACCTAAAATTAAGCGAAACATTTAAAACTGATAGTATTACATTATCAAATAATACAATACTCATAGCATTAAACAGTGTTGCCACTAACAGAGGATTACAACTTTTTCAAAATGCAACGTCAGGAATTTATTTAGGTACATTTCCTAATACAACACAAGTTTCTACAGTAACTAAGAAATTTAGCTCTTATCTTGAAGTTGTTAGGTATATTTGCAATACATTCGGCTATATTGGTAATTTATCAGGTAAAAAACTAGAAGTTTATAAACTTTCTCAACCGGGAACTATTACAACTACTACACCGATTCCTGGTGTCTCTAGGGTCTTAAGCCTGCGTGCGCGTAATCAGGTTAACGTCGTAGCCAAACAGTATAATGCACGCTTTATAGACCGTGCTAACGGCAACGTAGAGACAATTATCAATCTCAATAACTCTTCTGGTGTCAGCAATAAAGTTATAGATTTGTCTGATGAGGGTATTTACTATAATTATGAGACTGCCTATGAAAGAACTTTAGGACGTCTCTATCAAGATTATTATAAAAGTTTTACTATCAGTTTAACAGTTATTGCCAGAGATTATTTACATGCTGGAAAATACTTTTTCTTAGATGCTGATTTTGGTAGTTATACGGGCTATTACATAGCTTTAAAAGTCACTCATAAGGCTGAGAACGGGTCATGGATTGCTGACGTTGATGCTTTTCCTATAGGTGTTATTGCTGGCATTAACCCAACTTTTACACTAACTCCTATCAATGGATAATTTAACCTAAGTAAAAAATTGTTTTGCCTATCGAACCGTTATCACAAAGTATATATGTTATACTTATAAATAGGTTGAGAAGTATAACAATTTGATTATGACTGACTTAATTTTAAATTTGGATTCAGAACCCATTAAAAATTGGGAAGAAACTGCTGATGGATTTATGAAATTATGGCTTTCTATTGGTGTTGCTAATAAAGACCTTAATTATGATGCTGGGAAGGTTGAATTTATTGATGTTGATGAATTAGTAAAGCCTCTATCTGTTAATACTGCTGTCGGACGTCCTGTTACTTTAAATCATCCTCCTAGTGCAATTAGTAATAAAAATTTTAATAGATTTGCTAAGGGTTTATCGCTTCAAGAATATGCTCAAGATGGCAATGATTTATTCATGGCGTCTATTATCTGGGATGAAGAATTAAAGCGAGGTATTAAAGACAAAAAATATACTCATACTAGTAGTGCTTATTATGCTAAAAAAGTTCCTAATTCAGACGGAAAAATTAAACAATCTGATAGGATTTATAATCATTTTTCTGTCTTATCTCCTGAATTTCAACCGAGAGCAGGTCTAACTTCAAAAGTTCTATTACTGAATCAAGATTCTGAGCAAGAAATTACCCAACAAAATACTATGTTGAATATCGATGCTGATGAAATTAAATCTAGGGTTGAGCTTTGGTCAGATTGGAAACAAATATTAGAAGAGAAAAAGAAAACAATTGATTTTAACCTCGATTCCAGGGGGATTAAAAAGGCTATACTAGGTTGCTTCTACCCTGAACAGGTTTTAAATCAACTAAATTCTGATGCCATTTTAGACGGATTCTGGCTAAATTTTACAGCTAATCCTAATAGCGTCAATCCCAAAGCTCCTAAAGCCGATAGCCCTTACAACTTCAATTCTGATGGAGTTGACCCTGTAGAAGCTGAGATTGCTAAATATATAGCAACAGTTTCAGGTAAAAAATCCTAGATTTAACCTAAGTTAAAAAGTAAATTTTCAGGAGTTAAACCTATGCCGATAGACCCCGCTT